GGTTATCATTGGACATATCCTCACAGAATACAAGGTAAAGGTTTTCATTATAGAAATCCAAAATGGTTATATGTTTGGTTATTTAATATATATTACAAGAGGTAGTAATTTTTATTACACATAACGGATACAGCTATGTTTAGTTGCTGATTTTGAAACATTAAACAATCAAATTACACGAAATTATGAACAAAGAACAAAACTTAAATACCGCAGAAACGCAGCAATTAAATATAGCTGATGTTAGCGTGCGTTGTTGTGTTAATTGTAGTCATTTTAATTATGATGCGCCACGATTTGACCAACCATATCCAGAATTTTGGTGTGGTAAAGACCATTGGTGCGGTATAAGTAATTCAGAAGAATACGAAGGATTAAATAATCCGGTTGAGTGTGCTGATTTCAATGCACGCTAATAAGATATGAAAAAAGAACTGAAATATTTAAAAGAAACCTACCTCCCGTTCTGGGAGGAGATGAAGGCTGAAGTTAAAGGCTTCGGGTATTGGATTCCAGATAAGAAATGGGCAAATCTGCAATCTATCATGAACCGTGCTTATATGAACGCTTTGGAGATAGGCTTTAATGAAGGAATGGATTTTCAAATTAATAAAACGACTAAAAAATGATTTAATTATGGAATTTAAAGAGTATCAAGAACAGGCATTATCAACGGCTGTTTATAACAGACGTTGGTCAATCATTTACCCGGCATTGAAACTTTCTGGTGAAGCAGGTGAGGTTTCTGAAAAAGTAGGTAAAGTCTTACGTGACGAACAAGGAATTTTTTTAGATGAAAAACGACTTGAACTTGCAAAAGAATTAGGTGATGTACTTTGGTATATCAATGCACTTGCCCACGACATAGGGTATGACTTAGAAACAATCGCTAAAATGAATATTGAAAAATTAGCGAGTCGTAAAGAAAGGGATATGATACACGGTAGCGGAGATAACAGATGAAAACACCTATTGACACAACAATCATCGATGCCGTAAAAACAATAGTTGAAGGCACAAAAAACGATGTGGTTTATTCTGTTGACAAAGAAGAGGTAAACCCTGTATTTGAATACCGTACTTGGTTTGAGAAACTTTTCGGTTTTGAATTTAAACGAGAAACCATACGTCGAACAACTATTCATATAACTGTAATTGAACGGGTATAAAATCTGAAAAACAAGTCCACGAAAGAATAAAGCAAATCGAAGCGATTTTAAAATCACACGAAGAGCAATACAGAAAACTTAGCCAAATTGATATTTTAAGTGGTACAGGTCGTGTATTGGATAATTACATTGCTGCTGATAGGGCTGCGTTGCGAATATTAAATTGGGTTCTCGATGATACTGACAGAGGAGGAATATCAGAATAAAGTTGTTAAAAGTGCTATGTCTGAAATCTTACGGCAAATGCCTTTACAATACGAACATTTTTGCACCATAGAAAAATATCTTACTTATGTCTATGAAATAGGTTATTACAGGGCTTCACAAAAAGGCAATAAAGGTAGGAATACTATGGTTGAGCAAGTGCATCTTGGCAAGGTCATTAATACTTTTAAAAGTATTGCTGATGCCAGTCGCACAATAGGTATTTCAGGAGAGGCAATTCGTAAGGTTTTAATAAAAGAAAACAATACGGCAGGAGGTTACTTTTGGCGGCATAAAAAAAGCATTTGAATTTGTATTGTCAGCCCCGTATTTAAACTTTTTAGTGTACAGTAATATAAACACACTACTACAATAAAAAAGCACCGAGAACCAACGTTCAAGGTGCTTTTCATTAAACCAAAATAAATATGAAAAAATTTACTAAATTTCGCGAAACTTGCCTTTGCGAAGTTTCCGAAATATCTTATGTAACTTCTCAAAAGTAATTCTCAAAGTTACCTTAAACTCTTTCTTTTTAGTACGGTCATCAAGCAACATTTTTAAAATTAGTTTTCAGTTTAAGAGCCATTTCCGTTTCTTTTTTACCCCAAATCATTGCAACAATCAAAAGAATTAAAGACAAACCCTGCTCAATCTTTTCTTCAAAATCATCTTGGGGGATGTCAAAAGACACACAAAGTTCATCGTGCATTACCTGATATTCTTCTGCCGTAGCATTAATAATCTCAGTCCAAATTGTTTTAAGGTTACGAAAAATCCAAACCCAAGCAATAATCTTGGTTCCAATAGCAATCCATTCGCCTGTATTGATTTTTTCATCAGTATAGGCTTTCATTCCGACTTCTACTGCCCTAAGAATCCTCGTTAGGGCTTCCTTCAAGTTTTTCATTGTTACCTCCTTTTTTAAAAACGTTTTTAACTTTATTGATTATAGTTTGGCGATTTCGCCAAAGTTTATCTAACAAACCTGTCGCACCAAGTACAGTTATTACATTATACGTCCAACCCTCCCATTCAGGAGTTAGTTTATCTGGGAATAAAAGTTGAAATCCTTGGAATAAAACAAGCATTATCGCTACCGAGGTAGGTCTTGTTACTTGTTTCTGTATGATACGTGCAGTTGTCATAATAATTAAAATTTAGTGAAAATTAATAACACTTCATCATACCTTTTTTGTTCAACTCTACAATCTATCACAAAATTTATTTTTAACTAATTCAAGAACCCTTTTCCCGTATAATTTATTTTGTGCTTGTGTATATTCAAATAATTGCCCTTTATCTAAATGATGTAACGCAGTAGAACCACTTAAATGCTCTACCGTAGACCAAGTAGAAACATAATGTAAAACACCATTTACAATAAGTTGAATTGCATAAATACTATCACAATAATGGAAAGGGAATGTTTCATCAAATTCACCTATAATATCAAATATTTTTCTATCCAATAAAATACAAGCACCTAATAATTCACTATTATATCCTGTATAAATAGGTAAGGCACACCACTTATTAGAACCTGCTATTTGAGGACACCAAGGAGACATAGAATATATTGGGTCTTCAGAAAGGTTAATTTGTTCAAACATTTTAGTAATACAACCTTTAGAAAATAATAAATCATTATTTATCCAAAGTACATATTTAGACTTACCTTGTTTCATTCCAATATTACTGTAACGATTATACCCAAAAGGTTCATCTGTGTAAATAGTCTTTACATCATATTGTGGTGAAACTCCATTTAATTCATCGTAGTTTATATCTTTATTACTTTCAACAACTACAACGTGAAATTTTATATTTGGGTCTGCTTGAAATAAACTGTTTAATGTATTTTTTGATAAAGTATATAATGAATCATTTTTAGCCCAAGAAATCATAACAACATCTATTTCATAATCAAAATCTTTAGGTATGGGTATATTCAATTTCTTCATATTAGTAATTACTAATTCCTTATAAATGGATTCAAACGAATCAATATCAGCATACAATAATTTCAATAATTGTTTTGTTTCCTCAGGTCGTATAAAATACGATGATACCATTTTTTGGAATAACAATACATAATAGCCATAAAAACCTATATTAAATAGAAAAGGTTTTTCATTATGTAACATACTTAAACCAATACAAGACATTGCGTAACATTCCTGCCATTTTTTCAAACGTTCATAAAGCAAACTCAAAAGCCAATAAGCCTCCGGGCGATTTGGGCAAAGAGAAACAGCGTGCATTAACCAACCTTCCTCACTATAAACACGGTCACCAAGTATGCGAAAACAAATTGAAATATTTAGTAAAGATTCATAAATCAAATCTTTGTCTTGTTCAATATCACCATATTCTGCACACCGTAAAAAATGTGTTACTGCACCTGCATAATGTTTAATTGAAAGATATTGGACCGCCATATCAAAGTTTAATTTGGCATCCTTTGGATTTTCAGCATATTTGATTAATAGGCTATTCATAAAGCATTTCCTCCAAAAATTTAACGGGCATTTCAAGAATAAAAGCACAATTATCTTGATAACCGAAAGTTATTAAAAATGTATCATCCTTTTGAGCAAGTCCACAAGCGAATTCTATGCGAGCGTTCATAAAATTAAAATCCTTTGATTTTTTAATCAAATTCCAATTCTTATCCCAAAATAAGAAACGATGATAATAATACCCGTCTTTTTGTCCAATCTCATTATTAAATAACCATACTTCGTGAATTACCGTTAAATATCCTCCATTAAAAGGAATTACCTGAGAACCTCCTCTCCAATCCCTATTACTTTCATACACCTTATCTGAAATAAAACTTGTTACGGCTTTTGCTTTACCTATTTCTTCAGTAAAATGGGTGTCAACAATTTCAACAGGATTACACCATTTTACATATCGAAAAGGTTGGTCTAAGATAGGCATCCAATTCTTTTCACAATAAGAAGCAGGATTAGGTGCTTCAATTCTTGTTCTTGTGACTTCTTTAACTGCATCACTTTCAATAATAATTTCAGATAATTCAATCCTACCTTGTCCATTTGGTGTGGTATCTCTCCGAACCCCTGACAAATAAAGTCTACCTTTCCAACGAACAATACGAGCATCCTCCAACCCAATAAATTCCCATTTAGGTTCAACATCTAATTTAGTTGTATCTACTTGATTAATACGGACAGGTTCTAAATCATCATTTAATTCCATAAAGACATTGACAGTACGCAAGGTACAATCGTTTTCAGGGTGTGTATAAAGCAACGGACCCCATCTTGAAGGAAATCGTTGAGCATTTTCAGAATGTGCAAGAACATACTGAACATTCCTTAAATTAACAATAATTTTACCGTTGTCAATAAATACACTTGGGTTCATTTGTCCTGTTCCTTTTGCAATTTCAAATGGAACAATAAGTGGTTTGATTCTTCCACCTTTTTCTAAAACTTTGTTTACTAAATTTTCTAACATATTTATTTAATTTGGTTAATTAAATTATAAATATACAAACAATTTTTATGAAATAAAAACTGTTTTTTTATTTATTAAATTTATTTGATCCACATAAAGAGTGCCATTTTCTGTATTATTATAATTACCAAGTATAATATCAAAACGACTATTGTTTGGATTTGCATACGGGTATGTTCCTGTTCCATAATTATGACTAAGAGTTATAGCAAGTGCAAATCTATCAAGATATGAAGTATATCCATACGTATCACCTAAAGTGTAACCAAAAGTATTTACGCCAATGTGAAAATCAAAAAATCCTTCATTAATAAAATCATTACCATTTTGATTTTTTATTGTCCCATCAGCGTACATTGCATAAGTAGTTATATGTATCCCTAATCCATAGGTATTCCAAACATCACAATCAACTTGACTATCCATATAAAATTTAATTGTAGCAGCACAAGGTTCTAATTTATACTTGCTTCTTGGGCATCCCTTAGGAGTAATCCACCATATTGTATAATAAACATTCTCACCGGGTGGTAAATTTCGTGAAGAAGGTATAGATGCTAAAAGATGACCTTCTTCATACGATGATGGTTTATAACTATCAGTTGGAAGCAAATAATACCAAGCAATATCATTTGGCCCTTTCGTTGCATTTTCCGGTGCTAATATTTTTGTTCCGTAAAATATCATATATTAAGTATAAGAACATTGTTCTTTTATGTAATGAATAGTTGTATGCAATTCCATAACCGTACCTGCTGTGTACCCTCCTGTTTTTATTCTAAAGTATTTACCTCCTGAAATTAATTGAGTTGCTAATTGTAATCCTTTAAATTCGTGGTCTGCACCAAGAGGACTTGTAATTTGTTGTGCTTGAATAATTTTACCATCAGCACCATTATATTCCCTTGTTGCACCATGCCATACAGATAACTGCATTGAAGGAGTAATACCTTGTATATTAGCATAAATACTAAGAAGCCTTATATCATAAGGAATATAACATATTGTTATATCTTCATCAACACTTGGATAAATTACTGTAATTGATTTTACTTCTTGTAATGCAGCGTATCCGTCAGCACCACTACCGGCAGGGCCTTGTAAGCCTTGACTTCCTTTAGTACCTTGAATACCATAAGTACCTTGACTTCCTTTAGTACCTTGAATACCATAAGTACCTTGACTTCCTTTAGTACCTTGAATACCTTTAATATTTCCTCTAAAAGTCCAAGTTTCAGGACTATCATCAGTACATTCATAAATGTCATAAGGAATTGCTGTATCCAAAAACCAATCTCCAATATTACCATACCCAAGAGGGTCTTGATATACCCCAGAATACCATTTATTTCCTGCTACACCTATCGTACCTTGTCTGCCTTGTAAACCTTGTCTGCCTTGAATACCTTGTCTGCCTTGTAAACCTTGTCTGCCTTGAATACCTTGCGTACCTTGGATACCTTCACCTCCACCTCCAATAAAAATAAGAGAACAATTTTCATTACTTGATGGTAATGAACCTGATACATAAGTTAAATTTACTACAAACCATCCACTTGCATCAGTAACACCTGTTACATTAAATATACAGACTGTTGTATCAGCCGGAATCTCAGACTTAATAAGTAAAGTACCACCTATGTTCCATTGAGCAAAATAAGTTGAAAAATCAATATTATTAATATCTAAATCATCAATAGCCATAGTATTAATGGAACCAACTGTTGCACTATTGAAACGGAAATACCCTGCTCCTGGGTCACTTATGGTTGTGGTAGTACTAAATTTATAACTTATTCCTGCGGACACTCCACTTGAACCACTACCGGCAGGGCCTTGAATACCTTGTCTGCCTTGAATACCTTGTCTGCCTTGGCTGCCAACTGTGCCTTGGCTACCGACTGTGCCTTGTAGTCCTTGAATACCGACTGTTCCTTGACTACCGACTGTGCCTTGGCTACCGACTGTGCCTTGTAGTCCTTGAATACCGACTGTGCCTTGTAGTCCTTGAATACCGACTGTTCCTTGAATACCTTGTAGGCCTTGGCTACCGACTGTGCCTTGGCTACCTACTGTGCCTTGACTGCCTTGTAATCCTTGGCTACCGACTGTTCCTTGACTACCTACTGTGCCTTGGCTACCTACTGTTCCTTGACTACCTTGTAGGCCTTGGCTGCCGACTGTACCTTGGCTACCGACTGTACCTTGGCTACCGACCGTGCCTTGTAATCCTTGACTACCTACTGTGCCTTGGCTGCCAACTGTGCCTTGGCTGCCAACTGTGCCTTGAATACCTTGTATTCCTTGAACTCCCTGTATGCCGATAGTACCCTGCACACCAGTGCCGGTTAATCCCTGTGATCCAATAGTGCCCTGAATGCCGGTTGTCCCCTGACGGCCTTGTATCCCCTGAAGTCCCTGCAAGCCGGTGCTCCCCTGCGCTCCGGATGTCCCCTGTGCCCCTGTGGCACCCTGAATGCCGGTTCCGGTAAGCCCTTGCGATCCGGTTGTTCCCCGCCTCCCCTGAAGGCCTTGGGTTCCCTGTGTGCCTGTTCCGGTTATCCCCTGATTGCCGGTGATCCCCTGAAGGCCTTGGGTTCCCTGTGTGCCTGTTCCTGTCGCTCCCGTCATCCCCTGCGAGCCGGTTGAACCCTGACTCCCGGTCGCCCCTTGGCTTCCGGTTGTGCCCTGTGTACCCGCTCCGGTCGCCCCTTGGGAGCCGACAATTCCCTGAATTCCTAAAGCGCCTTGGATACCTTGGACGCCCTGAGAGCCTGTTCCGGTTATCCCTTGGGCACCTGTCGTCCCTTGGGTTCCTGTTCCTGTAAGACCCTGCCTTCCCTGAATACCCTGAATTCCTTGCACGCCTTGAGTCCCGGTTCCGGTCGCTCCCTGAGCGCCGGAGAATCCCTGCGATCCGGTGACGCCTTGCAACCCCGTCAATCCTTGAATTCCTTGGACTCCCTGAGTCCCTACCCCAGTCGTCCCCTGAGTTCCTGTTGTTCCTTGGCTACCTACTGTGCCTTGGCTACCTTGTAGTCCTTGACTGCCGACTGTGCCTTGAATACCTTGTAGGCCTTGGCTGCCGACTGTTCCTTGAATACCTTGTAGGCCTTGGCTACCGACTGTACCTTGACTACCTTGTAGTCCCTGTATTCCTTGCAATCCATAAGTACCTTGAATACTTTGTAATGAAGTTTCAACAATAGATGCCATATTTAGATTTCGTGCATCTATTTCAATTTTAAATCCTTTATTTGTACCAAATCCTATTGCTTGTTCAACCATTGTTTGTTCAAATGTAGGAACAATAGTAACTGCACCAGCAATATCAGCAGATAAATAATAATACATCCCAACCTCAACTTCAAATGGTAATATTTCAGGTGGTATGTATCCTTCACTCATATACTTAAATGTATAATCATCTATAATCTCTGTTACAATACCAATAGCTGTTGCATTTATTAATGAGTCTGCTTGTGCAAGATAATATTCAACATCTTCTGCACCTGAAGAAGCTGAAGAACTATATTCTGCACGAATAACATCACCTACTTGAAAACCGTGTGGTGTACCTGTATCTGCATTTTTTAATACATAACCTTCAGGGTCATCAAAAGTAGGAATATCACCACCAATAATATCAGGAAGTGTTACATCAGGGTCAGTTACTTCTTTTATAGGTTCAAAATTACTTGAATAACTACCTGTTACTAATTCTACTAATTCGACTTCTACCTGTCCAGTTCGTATATTTCTTTCATAACTTGAAATAGCATAATATTTTGATTGAATAATTAATGTATTCTGAAAATGTATAGTATAATTACGGTCAATAATGGTACATTTCAAAAAATTCTTATATACACTACGATTTACTAAAATCATTCTTGTACTAAGGTCAACTATTGGAAGTGCTTCTGTATTACCATTTGTATTCCATTGTTTTGTAGGTACAGGGTCTCCACCACCATCCAATGCAATCAAAGCAGCATCATCAGCGATTGACACAGCATCAAATAAACTTAAACTTCTTTCTAATTCTTCATATCCTTTAATTTCTGTTTGAACCTGATAATATGAAGTACCTATATTTATCTTTGTAGGGTCATAATCAACATTTGCAATAGGGTCAACAACAAGTATCTCAACATTTCGTATTTGAATAATTAATTCATCAAAATGATTTTTACCATCTAATGAATCTATCTTTATTTCAACATTATAATCAACTGTTCCAGCATTTTGTATAGCATAATAATCTCTTGTTTCAAGATTTAAATATGAATCATACCAACGCCAACATTCATTAGGTGGTGTAGTATAGACATAAGGACTACCGAGGTCAATATATTTTTGCCATATTCCATTTCTACTTATACGGACTTTTATACGAAGGTCACTTAATCTACCATCCCTAAAAAATCCTTCATGTTTTATCCATTCAGTTAAACGAAATCCAAATTTTATTCTTAAATATTCTTGATGATTAACAGTACTGTCTTTTACTATTGAAATTGGGTCATTTAATCTTATAAAAGGTTGATTTGTATTTTTTACAGTACCGGTCAAATATCCTTCACTTGATGTATAATGATAATACCAAGCTGTATGTTCAACAGCACTATCTCCTTCAACAGAAAAATACCACACATTGTCCCAATCTGTAAAATCAATTATTGAACTTGTTGCACCTTTGCTTTCAATAGATGTTAATAATGATTGTAAAGGATGAATTTTCTGTTGTTCAACATAAGGAGTAAATAAATAATCTGAAATATCTAAAGTTAAATCACAGGCACTTCTTGACCCTATGGAAGAACCATCAGAAATATCAAATAATAAATAATAACTTTGTAATTCTAAATGATTTATAATATAATAATAACCATTGGCTTGAAATAATTTACAATTAAATGATTTTAAAATCATTTCAAGGGCATCCCAAACTTTTAAAGGTTTTATTATTTTCTTTTCTTCTGATACATCAATAGAATAAAATCTTCTGGAATTACAGAAAATTCCATTATTTCCATAAAAAGGATGGTCTGTTGATAATTGATAATTTTTTTCATATATATTACATTGTACGAAAATATTAAGATTGATTCCTGTTTGTCGTAAAAAATCTGCAATAAATACTGATAAGAAATGACGACCAGTTTCAGGGTCAATGTATGGAATATTTACATCAATATCTTTCAATTCTGCTAAACCATCAGTAGCAGATAATTCAATTTCAATATAAGGTGGATTTGTTTCAAATCTTTTATACATATTTTCCGGTTTCAAAAAACCATAAAATATCGTTGAAGAACCTTTTTTGAAACGAACATAATAGTCCCTATATTGACTATTCATTAAATTATCAATAACCTCTACATCTTCTCTTGGAATATAAAATTTAAAAGTTAATTCACTACCTTGGATATAAGTAAAATCCCATTCATCCTTAGACCCGCCTAAGTGTCGAATTGAAATAGGTTCGGTATCTGCATAAGCAATTTCATACGATGAATAATAACTTTCAGTACGATATATTTCAAGTAAATATTCTACTTCTTCTATATCAAAAAAGCGATATATTATTCTATCATATCCTGCACCACTTGAAAGAGGTGGCTGTTGTGTTATTGTTCTAAGGCAGCCCATTAGAATGAATTTTTAAATCTTCGTTCAATTTCTTTATTTATATAATAGATGTCTTTTCCACGAATAACACCTTCTACAACAACTTTAACTTCCACAGGTTCACGTGCAAACCCAGGAAGTTTATTTGGAGGAACAACAGCTTCACCAGAACTTAACAATGCAGGGTAAGAATCATTTGGATATCCTGCTGGTACAACACCTCCCATAGCCATTCCTGGGGCTTTCTCTAAATCAGGTCCTTTATCCAATAAAGATTGTGCTGCTGTGGCTAATGCTACAAGTGCTGTACCGGCAATAACAGCACCAACACCTGTCCATCCTATCGTATCCAAAGCAATTCTGGCTACACCAAGCCCAATCATAATTTCACCAAATTGCTTTGCAAAATCAAGCAGTACAGAAAGTATTCCTTTAAAGAGATTACTCATAGCATCTTCTTCTCCTGCAAGTAATCCACCTAAACCTTCACCAATGGTTACAAATAAATTTTCAAAAGAACTTTTAACTAAATTAATAACTTCTCTGGCAGCCTCTAATTTCTTTAATTCTTCTGTGGCTGTTCCAATATTTTCCACCCATTGCCTTATACCTTCAATATCTTCTGCTGCAATCATTTTACTAACATCTACATTACTCAATGCTCGTAAATATTTTGTGTACATTGAAATCTTTATGCCATTGGAATCGGCTACTTCTCCAAGTAAATTTGCTTTTGTTTGAATATCATCTAATTCATATTGAAATTCTTCACTTGCTTTCTTTATATTTAAAGTTTCTAAAAATGATTCCCAATTAACCAAACTACCCATCCCCTCAACACTTGTTTCTCCAGGTTGAAGTTTTTTCATTTGTTCTTTTAGTTTCTTGATATACTCTATCGTGAACTCTATTTGTGCTGCTGTCTTGTCAAAACTTTTACCAAGATTGTTTGCATATATATCCGTGGATGCTAAATCCTTCGAAAAATCTTGTTGTAATTTTAAAACCTGTTCAGTATTACTCTTATAGTTACGAATATCATAATCAAGCTGAGCCCACGTCTTTGAGTTTTCTTCTCCAACATCCTTTATTGTTTCTTTAAACAATTCTGCCCCAGCCGCTACATCTTTAATATTATTATAAACAGTTTCCAAACTTTTAGTTTTGATTGAAAACATATCTTGACCTTCTAACTCTCTTAACTTCTTTATCGTTGTGTTAAGTAAATTTGCTTGGTCAATAATTGTTTGGTAACTATCTCCTGTTTCTTCACTTTCTTTATTCTGTACATACATTTGAATATTAAAATCTTCAAATACCTTTGCAAGTTCTCCCTGCAACCTTTTAAGTTTTTCTAAGTCAGTTTCTAAATCATCAGGAATAATATCAGGTGGGGCTACACCTGTTATTTGTATTTCTTCGATCCCAAATACTTGATCAGATAATGATGAAATTGTTTCTTGTAACCAAGATACACTTGTTTCAAGTGCAGTAACTTTCTTTTGAGTTGCCTCGGCCAACCAATCTGCTTGTTTAAAAAGGTTGGTTATTCCTGCAACAGGACCAATTAATGCAAAGGCTGCTAAACTCCTTGGAATAATTACCTTTGCTTTTTCCTTATCGGACAAACCTTCTCCTTGTGCAATCTTATCTTGCAATTCAAGTTGTTCTGCCATTTTCTTAACAATCAGTTGTTCTGCTGCTTGAAGTGTGTACTTCTTTTTCAACATACCCATATAGGTATTAATCATATCAGCAGCCTGACCTGTACGAACTTTTTCCTCAGTTATTCCTTTATTATAAATTTCTTGTAATCTTATTGCTTCCTGTAATGCTTCTTCCCTTTCAGTTTTTGTTCTCTTTTCATCTTTAGAGACCTTGATTAACTTTTCAATCTCTTCTTTTTCAACAATTATACCACCCGTATAAATGGACATTGTTTTATTTAATTCTCTTATTGCGACAGCCCTTTGTTCCTCGGATGAAGTATTATTGTCCAATACTCTTTTTAACCTATCAAGGTGAGCTACTTCTTTTGCGACAGAATTATTAACTTCAGTAGATATTTCATTACTAATTTTTTCAACATCTGTTAATTCCTTTTTCTTCTTAATCAGTAAAGCAAGAACAGTTACCACAGCACCAATTGCTAAAGCCACCCATCCCCAAGGAGTAGCTGCTATTACCTTATTAAGGACTTTTGTTATTGCTACCAATTTTGTTTTATTTCCTGTAACATACGCAATTTGATAAGCCCATGCTAAATAAGCAATTTTTTGAAGATTGATAACGGTAGTTAATAAAGAACCTGCTTTTGTCATTAACCCCATTTGTATTATCACTGTTCTAATAACATTCCTCAAGGTTGTCAATAACAATATAAGTGGTCGTATCGTTACCGTTATTAAAAGGTTAAGGATTAACAATAGAGGGCCTACGGCAGCCGTGAAACCTAATACCTTTATAATTAATTCTTGTGTTGGTTTACTCAATCCTGTAAACCAATTTCCAAGGTCTCTAATCTTTCTTGTTATATTTACAATCGTAGGTAAAAGCATTTCCATAATTGCCTCACCAAATTTAATTAATGTTGCTTTAGCCTCTGCCATCGCAGCATTAAACTTAAATTTAGTAGTTTGAGAAATGATTTCAAAGGCAGCGGCTGTCGCACCTAATGAATTCTTTGTATCGTTAAATACCCCAATCGTTTCTTCCAGATTAGCACCAAGCAATGAAGTTACACCCATGAACGCACGTATATTTGGAAATATTTGTCCTAAGGCTTCCTCATTCGTCCCAATCTTTTCTTGAAGCATTTGTAAGGTATCAATCAATCCATCATTTCGCAAAGAATTTCTGACATCTTGTGCTGTTAATCCAAATTGTGCTAATCCTTTCTTTACTTGATTTGTTGGTTTAAGAAGAGTAAATAATGTTTGACGTAAATACGTGGAAGCATTTGCCGCAGGAATACCATATCTTGTCATTGCCGCAATAGCACCTCCAACTTGATCAAAATGTACTCCTAATTTAGCAGCAACAGGAATAACGGTTGCAAATGCTTTTACGAGCTCAGCCGGTTCTCCTTTGCCTTCCCTTACAGCAACAGTTAATACGTCCGCAGCTTGAGCCGCTGTGATATTGGCTTTCCCATAGGCATTTATAGCAGATGTTACAATATTAGCAATATCTTTTGTTTCACCTAATCCAGCTGAGGCTGTCATTGCAGAAGTTTTCATAACTTCCATTGCTTCTGCTGATTTGAAACCAGAGGAAGTTACAAAATATAATGCTTCTGCTAATTCTTGTGGAGCCTTACCAAAACTGGAAGCCATTTCCAAAATTTGATTTCCCCACTCTTGTACCGTAGCACCTGAAATACCTACTAAACCTTCAATCTTAGCAAGTTCATATTCAAAATCAGCAAATGTCTTTACCGCAGCAATTCCTAATAGAGTCACAGGTAAGGTTACGTATTGTGTCAATGTGCGACCAAACGTAACCATACCTTGCTCTAAAGTCTTAAAAGCAGATTGAGTGTGAGTCATCGCAGTTTGTAACCTTCGCAAGTCATGTTGTGCTGCCGTCAACCCAGAGGTATTAGCACCAATGATAACCATTAATGAACCTAAACTACTCATATCTTTCTTCTTTTAACTTGTGAAGATTGTTCTGTTTTTTTATTCTGTGATGCTGCTAAACCAAGAAGAATATTTTTCATTTCTTCAACACTTTGTTGTTTGGATTCAGTTTTTGCTCCTGTATCCCATTGAAGTAGAAAATCATCTATCTTAGTCATTTTAGATCCTTTCTTTCCATAGGCTTGTATCATCAAATTCGTGATTAATGAAGCCATATAAGAAAACTTAAAATCATTTCTCCATTCACCTACTGGGTCGATATTATTATATGCCTCCCACTCTGCTAATTGTTTTGCGGTTAATTGTTCCAACAATCGGTCAGGATGGATAACCCCTAATTCTCTACAGAGTCTGAATTGGAACTGTCGTTCAGGTCTGCTTCTGAGTTTTTTAGGATTTCCTCCTTATCAGCAGAAGTAATTGCATTTAACCTTTGTGCGGTTTCAACAATCTTTTCCAAATTAGAAGCACTCATCATTTTACTGAGATTTTTTACATCCCCTGGTTCAAACACAAGATCTCCTTTTTCATCACAAACGGTAACAACTGCTAACTTTGCACGGAAATCTTCAAGTGTAGTTTCGTAAGTCATTGTACGATTCCGGTCACCACTTGGTTTCTGTTTTAGCATTGATTGTTCCCAAATATCTTTTTCGTGTCCTGTCATTTCACGTACATACACAAAACCTTTAGACAATTCAACTTTTTCAATTTTTAAATCGTCTCGCTGTAAAAGCATTTCCTTTGTTAAAAAAACTGATTTTTTCATTTGATTAATTTTTTAAAGAATTTATAAATAAGAAATAACACTTGATTAGTGATATTAAGATTAAGTAGCCGAACCGCTACCGGAATTAACTGTAACCTTGCCGGAAACTTTAATGGTCACATTAGCTGTAATTTTGTCGTCCGTAGGAATTTCCAACGGTAACTCAGTTACATACCCACAAAACTCAAACGATGTGTTTACATCATCCGGAAGAACAATTTCATAATAGTGAGGGTCATCATCCTCAAAATCCAACAACATCTTATCGTAAGATGTCCTTGTAAAGTTCATAGTCAACGAGACAGTACCACCATCTCGAAAACCAGTAATAAACTCACGGAACCCTCCAACAGAATCCAAGGAAGTCACATCAATGAAATCCCTGGTCATAGAAGGACCGGAAATACTGTTAATTTCAGCTATCTTTTCCCATACAGAACCAGACCAGCGTTGAAATACAGTTCCTACTCCTGAAATAGCATTACTGCTACCTGCTACACAACCCATAATAATTTACCTCCTTTGTAAATAGAAATTAATAATAAATCGCACCCTTTGATTCTTGTCATAGTCCAACAGAGCCGGACCACTTGAACAACGAATTAAGGTATATAGAGCACCATTCCACGTCTCATTTGCCCGGCCGTGAAGAATGTTCTTTATATTGGTAATCACATCCCAACCTTCCAAATACTCATTAGAAC